TTGCCAGCGTTACGGTGATTACACCAAGCAAGAGTGTGAGAAAATTTGGGATGAGCGGTCAAACCCACCTAAGGAAGATTGATGCCAAGATTCATTTATGACATAGCAACCATTTTATTAATTGGTGCTGTTTATGTAGTTATTAATTGTTTTTTAGTATATGTATTTTTTATATTATGATTAGTATTTTACTTGCAATAGGTTGTATTATTATTGCGCCGATTATATTGGCAGGAATTGCTTTGGTATTTGCTCTTATTGCAAGTAAATATTTAAATTTCTAGTGTTGTTTTTTTACAACATTATCCAAAAAGTCCTTGACTCCCTTGCCGGTTAGTGTATAATGGTTCCTGTTGAATGAGAAAGGAAATAAAATGTTGAAAGCCGAAAAATTTGAAGTCCGTGATGTTATTCGCTCTTACGATTTTAAACCAATGGTTGGTCGTGAAGATTGTTTCGTTGAAGGTGAAATTTTAGAAATCACCAATGAGCAAGGCTACAATGCCTATAAAATCATTGTGACCAAGGACTCATGGTCGGATGCTGAAGATAAGGGTCGAGTTGGTAAAATCGTGTATTGCCCTGTTGCGGTATTTCACAATGATTATCCAGGTCGTGTTATTAATTTGTCAAGGATTTAAAATGGCTGTAATGAAAGATGTTTTTACCGATATTCAGATTTTGTTGGAAGATTCCGACAATACTCCTCTGATGATAGCTCGGAAGTTAGGCATACCTGTTGAGTGGGTATTTGACGTTTTGGATTATTCTGATGCTGTTTCGGATGATAATTACTGATGGGCATAGCTACTTTTCTTTTGGGATTTTTAATCGTGTTTGTCGCCTCTGGTATTGAGGGTGGTTCTGATTTAATTTTTTATGGAATTTCGGCTGTCGGCCTTCTACTAATGTTTTGTGGTGCCCGTAAAGCGGGCTCGTTAAAGGATTTTGAATGAGTTTGACCAAGCGTAACCTTATCGCAAAGGATTTGAGAACACCCAAGTACCGTATGCGAGTTGCGGTTTCAAAAAAGGTCTATGACCGTAACCGCACCAAGCGTACCGTACAAAAGGATGTTTATGTCGGAACCTAATGCGACCCAATTTGATGGGTTTTACCTTATGCCGGGAAACGATGAAGGTTCCCTGAAATTGTCCTATTTTGATTTTTTGGATAGTTTTGATAAAGGTAAAAAAGTTGATGGCACTAAATTCGGTGATATGTACCATGTTATATTTTTTAAACGAAGTGAAAATGGCGATCCAGAATTTGATGACCACTTTGAAGCCATTTTTAGTGATCCAGAGGCATATGTTTACGGCTTGATTCGTGCAAATGTGTATGGATGCTTTGTTAGAAAGACGGAAAATAGTTATAAATGGGTCGATGATTACCTCAAAAGTACTTTGAGTCGTGTTACACTATTAAAACTGAAAAATTATGCTAAAGAAATTGCGGAGAATTGAAAAATGAGTGAAAAATTTGATTTTAGTGATGTTGAAGCAAGAAATTGGTTGAAGGGTTTACTGAAAAGTGAAGTTGTAACGCTGACTTTTACGAAAAAAGACGGTACTGAGCGTAAAATGGTCTCTACTTTGTCAGAATCACGAATTCCTAAGTCGGAAAAGTCGTCGGAAAGTGCTGGAACACGAAAATATTCAGATGAAGCACAACCTGTGTATGATGTTGAAGCAAAAGGTTGGCGAAGTTTTCGCTGGGACTCACTTTCCAAGCTAGAATTTTCGATTGGAGATAAAAATGTCGGATAAACTTAAAGAAAATATTATTATGGCACTTGGCGGACTGACCGCTATCTTGCTGGTTGTTGCAATTTTTACTTTAGGCCCGATTTTTGTCGTTTGGGCATTAAATACGTTATTCCCAATTCTGGAGATTCCTTATACTTTTAGTACTTGGTGTGCAGTTATTGTTTTAGCATGGTTTCTGCGAGTTAAAATTTCTGTTAAAGGATAATTATGAAATATATTGTTGAAAGTATCGGTGTCTTCCGTATGGTTCATGTGGTCGAGGCCGAAAATAAAGATGAAGCATTCCGTATCGCTAATGTAGCTGATGATAATTGGCAAGAACACTTAGGTGAAATGCGAATGGATGTATCTGAATTTACCGAAGAACAGATTACTCATTTTAAGAAAAAAGAGTATTTTTGGGAAGGAGTAGCATTCAAAGATGAAGATGGCTTCGTTGCTTATAATCATCCGAATGGTGAAGTTGTTAAAAATAAAGATGTATTGGTAAAGTGAAAATATTTTTAGGTAACAGTGAAAAAAGTGCTTGACCGCAGAACAAAAAGCATATATACTAGGACTATGATGAAAACTATACATACACTCTCAACACCAAGATGCCAGTCGTTAGCGACATGGCCGGCCGATTATCGCTCATCAAAAAATGAGAATAGCGGCTTTATTGGATCAAATGGGGTTTGTGTAACGTAGTATATTAGATAAAATCTAATTCATCACAAACCCTAGTAAACGAAAGTTTCTAGGGTTTTTGTTTTGATGTTGTGTAAAAACGACAGACTGTAAATAGTTGTTGACTTATTAAGTGGTTCGTGTATAATGGACCTATAGTAAGAAATAAATGTTCTTTAAAAATTAGAGTAGTAAATATGTTGCGGTATAGTGAAATGGTATCACGATGGATTTTGAATCCGTTATCCTTGGTTCGATCCCAAGTACCGCTGCCATATTGAAGTACATTTCAGGTAGGCTAGCCAACATTCTGTTTTATCGAACAGAATCAGGAGTGTACTTCAATATGGGTGGTAATGCAGCGGGGATGGTCCTGCGACTGGCCTTGAAAACCAGGTTCTCTGTAATGGGGATGGGGTTCGACTCCTCTGCCGCCCGCCATATTTTATAGGAGACTAATATGCCAGCAGTATTTCTTGTTAGCGACACACATTTTGGACACGCTGGTGTATGTCGTTTTACACACCAAGATACCGGAGTTAAGATTAGACCATGGACTGATCCTGATGAAATGGATGAAGCGATGGTCAAACTCTGGAACGAAAGAGTAGGAAAGAACGATAAAGTATATCACCTTGGTGACGTAGTGATGAAACGCAAAAGCCTTGGTATTATGCGTAGACTTAATGGTGACAAAGTTCTTATTCGTGGTAACCATGATATTTTTAAAGATGATGAATATCGTGAACATTTCAGAGAGCTTCGTGCTTATCATGTAATGAACGGAATGATTCTTAGCCATATTCCACTTCATCCAGAAAATCTTGGAAGATTTGGTGTAAACATTCATGGACACCTCCATACGAATCGTGTTATGAAGGCGAAAGGTATTAATTATCCGACTGGAGAAATTATCTACAGCGAAACGGAAATTGATCCTCGTTATCATTGTGTATGCGTTGAACAAACAGATTTTGCACCGATTCTTTTTGAAGATGTAATTAAGAGAATTGAAGCACAAGGCGGTAAGGTAGGTTTTAGTAACGGAAATGGGTAGTTGGCTGAGTGGTCGAAGGCAGCGGCTTGCTAAGCCGTCCACCGTAAAGGTGCATAGGTTCGAATCCTATACTACCCGCCATTTTTAATAGTGCGATGGCTGAGTGGTCAAAAGCAACGGATTGCAAACCCGTAAAATCGTCAGTTCAAATCTGACTCGCACTTCCAGTAAGGTAGCTTTAGTGTTGTTTAGGCAACAATAAAATTAGTTGTTGACTTACCAAGTGGTTCATGTATAATGGACACATAGTAAGAAATGCAGTGATGTTCTTTAAAAATTAGAGTAGTAAATTTTAATGCACCGTTAGACTTCTGGTGAGGTCACCACCCTTTCAAGGTGGCTAGATGGGATCGTAACCCATACGGTGTACCATATTGTTTGTTTTTATAGGAGTATTGTCATGGATAGTGACAAGAGTGACAAACTTTTGGGGGTATAATTCAAAGGTAGAATATCCGGCTTTTAACCGGTCTATCAGAGTTCGATTCTCTGTGCCCCCACCAGTTGTCATATTGAAGTACATTTATAGGCAATGAAAGTCTAAAGTGCCACGGGACGTAGACCCGTATAGTGTATTTCAATATGGCTCATTAGTATAATGGTTATTACACGGGATTGTCTATCCTGTTACGGGAGTTCGATTCTCCCATGAGTCGCCAAGTTTCGCCCTATTAGTATAATGGTATTACACCTGTTTTGTAATCAGGTCACGGCAGTTCGATTCTGTCATAGGGCACCAAGTTTTAATGTCGCATTGGTGTAAACGGTAGCACACTTATTAACGTATTCTGACAAGAATATAAACAGCATACCAAAATTCCATCGAAAAGGAAGTGGTTCAGGTTCGAATCCTGAGTGCGACACCAAGTTTTAATTGCGGGTTAGGGAAGAGGTCATCCCGGCAGCCTCATAAGCTGTAGACCCCTGGTTCGAATCCAGGACTCCGCAACCAAGTTTTTATAAAACCTTAAAATTATAAATAACAAATTAAGTTAATTTTTAAAACAGAGGTTTTATGAGTAAAAATTCAGAAGCAGTAAAAAGATGGCGACAAAATACCAAAAAACGAATAATAGAGTCTATGGGAAATTGTTGTCAAATATGTGGATATAATAAATGTGATAGTGCTTTAGCCCTACACCATATAGACCCAAACATGAAAGAATTATCTTTTGGAGCAATACGAGCAAATCCTAAAAATTGGTTATCTATTGTTGAAGAATTGAGAAAATGCATTTTATTATGTCATAATTGTCATAGTGAGGTTCATAGTGATATTGTAAAAATGCCTGAAGATTATACAAAATTTGATGAAAATTTTACAAGTTATAAACAAGAAAAACTAACTGAAATGGATTCATGTCCTGTTTGTGAAAAAGATAAACCATTGTTCAATAAATATTGTTCTTTATCTTGTTCTTCTAAATCAAAATTTAAAGTAGATTGGGATAATATAGATTTAACAGAATTATTAAAGAATGATACTATAATTAATGTGGCTGAAAAGTTAAATATTTCGGATACAGCGATAAGAAAGAGATTGAAAAAAATAATTCCGTGAGACCCGCAAGGTGTGGGAGCAAACTGTTAATTTGTCATAGTTAGGTTCGATTCCTAATCACGGAGCCAGTTTTAATGCGTTGGATGCTCTAATGGCAGGGCAGCGGGCTGTAACCCCGTGGTTTTAGGACAAGTAGGTTCGATCCCTACCTGACGCATCAAGTTTTAGGATGGTAACAGCAACAAAAAAACTTTTATTGATAAAAAGAAAATTCCATCCTGTTGTTTAGAGGGCTGTTAGTGCTAATGGGAACACATCTGGTTTGCAACCAGAAATTGAGAGTTCGATTCTCTCACGGTCCACCATTTTTTAGGTAGTGTTCTTTGTCTGGGTATATTGTCAATCTGGTAGACGGCCTTGTTTGGAACGAGGAGGCTGTAGGTTCAAATCCTACTATCCAGACAAAGAACATTATGGTGATGTAGCTTAGTTTGGTAGAGCAGTACCTTCATACGGTAACGGTCGTAGGTTCGAATCCTACTTTCACCACCAAGTTTTAGGTCCTTAGTAAAATGAATATTACATTTCGCTACGAACGAAAAAGTGAAGGTTTGATTCCTTCAGGACCTTCCAAGTATTAATGCAGAGTTAGCTCAGTTGGTAGTAGCAACGTCTTGATAAGGCGTAGGTCATTGGTTCAAGCCCAATACTCTGTACCAGTTTTAGGATAGTAACAGCAAATTAAAACATTTGACTTCTAATCAAAACCGTTAAAATCTATCCTGTTGTATTATATCGCTCTAGTGTCAACGGCAGCACAACTGACTCCAAATCAGCTGGTGAGGGTTCGAATCCTTCGGGCGGTGCCAAGTTATGCGGGTATGATGTAAAGGTAACCTAATTCCTTGCCAAGGAATATTTGAGAGTTCGATTCTCTCTACCCGCTCCAAGTTTTTAAAAGAGT